TTGGGTGATCGTGGCGACCGCCGGCGTCGCCAACGCCATGCAGGCGATGCTCGACGAAATGCGCGAGCTGGCCGGACAGGTCGCGGAAGACAGGCTGGCGGTCGCAGGCGACAGGCTGGCGGCGCAGACCGCGCGCGGCGAGGCAATTGCCGCTCGCAACGCCGCCGAGGGATTCGCGGGAGATGCACACAACTCGGCTCTGGCCGCACAGACATTCGACCCGTCGAGCTATTACCCGAAGGCGCAAACCTACTCGAAGGCCGAGGTCGACGGGGCGCTGGGCGAGAAGCTGGAAGCGGATGACCTGACGGCGGCGGCTACCAGCTTCGACAACTCCGGCACCGAACTCGTCGCCGAGACCGTGCAGGCGGCGCTGGCGGAGCTGGATGACGAGAAGGCATCGATCGCGGCACTCGGCCTGCACTTCCGCAACATGCAGGGGTTCACCGCTTCCGGCACGTTTACGCCGCCGGCAGGCGTGGACCGGGTGTTCGTCATCGTGCAGGGCGGCGGGCAAGGGGGCAGGCAGGACAGCGCATCCAGCGTGAGATGCGGCAACGGCGGCGATTGCGTCATGGGCTTTATCGACGTGACCGGCTCTGTCTCCGTCACGATTGGAGCCGGTAGCGCAGGGGCAAGCGGGTCCAATCCGTCGGCGGGCGGCGATACATCGGTCGACTCGCTTGCCGTCGCCAAGGGAGGCTCATCTGCCACGACTTCAAGCCTTTCAGGCGGCATTGTCCTGCCGGGGCAGGTACCGGATGCCGGCTTCCCCTCGCTGGGCGGAGCGTCAGGGTTCGGGAGCTTTCGTGGCAGCGGCGGGAGCGCGAGTGTGGTCACAAATACCGCCGGTCAGGCCGGCTTTGTCATCGTGATGTGGTGATCGACATGAGATACGCAATCATCGTGGCAGGCAGCGTCGTCAACATCGTCGTGGCCGATCCCGACTTCGCCGGCAGCAAGGGCTGGGTCGAAGCGCCCGAGCATGTCGGCATCGGCTGGATCTACGACGACGGCGACTGGATCGCGCCGGAGGTGGAGCCTGTGCCGGTCACGCCCGACATGGTCGACGCCGAGCGCGACCGCCGCATTGCAGCGGGCTTCAGCTTCGGCGGCAAGCCCTACCAATCGCGCCCCGACGATCGCGAGAACATCGCCGGGGCCTCGACGGCTGCGCTGGCAGCCATGGTCAACGGGGCGATGCCGGGCGACTATCGCTGGCACGGCGGCGACAGCGACTTCGTGTGGATCGCCGCCGACAACAGCCTCACCGTCATGGACGCACAGACCATGTTCGCATTCGGTCAGTCCGCCATGGCGCACAAGCAGGCGCATATCTTCGCGGCCCGTGCGCTGAAAGATGCCGAACCGGTGCCGGCGGATTATGCCGATGGCGGGTGGTGGCCGTCGGTCTAGGAGCCGGACGTCCCGGCTGACAGCTGTCAGCCACATCACGGATGACCTTCGCGCGCATTGTGCGTTGGAAACCCGCAAGGCTCAAGAAGAGGATTGAGCGCCTATGTCCGGAACCACTGATTTCGTCGGCGTCCGCGTCTTCTCCGACCTCACCTCGACGATCGCCAAAATCGACACGCGCGACTCAACCACGATCGGCATGCCGTTGCCTGCGCCGGCCGCCGACAACACCCGTTACCCGATCGGCGAGCTGTCGCGCATTCCGCTTGACGATCCCGAGGCCGTCGCCGATCTGGGCGAAGGCCTTGCACGCGATGCTGTCAATCAGATCGCCAGTGAGGGTATCATCACGGATATCCTGTTCTACCGCGCCCAGCACTCGACGAAGGAGAACCCCGCTGAGGCGCTGGAAGAGGAGATCAACGCCATTGCCGGGTCGGCCGGTGCGAAGACCGGCGTATGGGCATTCGTCGACGCCTATTCCGAGTTCAAGAAATATCCGGGCCTGATCATCTCGCCCGGTTATACATCCCAGCGCATCGGCGACGCGGCCAATGCCGTCGCCTCCGCCATGAATGGCGTCTGCACCAGGCTGATCGACTGCATGGCGATCGTCGACACGCCGACGACAAACCGCGAGGCGGCTGCGGCCTATGCCGAAGATTTCGCGACGGCGCTCAACGTCATCGCCATGTATCCGAACGCGGTGGTCAATGTCGGCGACGGCAACGTCACGCGGCCGCTTTCCCCGCACGTCGCCGGCGCGATCGTGCGGCGCGACAAGGAGGCTGGCAACCCCTTCAAGGCTGCCTGGAACCGTCCGTTGAACGGGGTTCTCGGCCCATCCCAGCGCGTGGGATACACCGATGGCGACATCGCCTCCGACGCCAACTTCCTCAACCAGAATGGCGTCGGCACGGTGATCGAGGGGCGGCTGCTATGGGCTCCCTTCACCACGGCAACCGATCCGACCGTGAAGAACTGGCGCTCGATCAAGCGCATTCGCACGCGGCGGGCGATCGAGAAGGCGGTGCTGCGGCCGCTGCGCAAGTACATGGCCGAGGACCTCAACCCGCATACGGCGACGCTGATCTTCCGCTCGCTCGACGAATATCTCGGCGACCTGGTCGCGCTCGGCGCGCTCATCGACTACGAGGTGCTGTGGGACCCGGCGATGAACCCGGCAACCCTGCTCGAGGCCGGCGCGATGCGCGTTCGCGCCCGCTTTGCCGAGACGCCCGACCTCGTCGATCTCCAGATCTACACCGAGCCGCAGCCGGAGGCCTTCGACGCACTCGCGGCGGCGATCGCGGCGGCCATCAACTCGCTCGGCAGGCCGAACCTGCGCGTGGCGGCGTAAGGAGACAGGGCGATGGATTCGATCATTCGTGGCGCCAACTGGTACGTCGAGGAGCTGAACTGCCGGCTGCGGCTGGAGACGGTGAAGCTGCCGACCTTGTCGCGCGAGATGGTGCCGCTTGCGATGGGCGGCGGCTTCTTCGCCCTCGAGCTTCCCTCGGAAATCCAGCCACTGACCGCCGAAGCGACACTCAACGGCTCGCATGCCGACATCCGCTCGCGATTCGGTCGGGAGCCGGGCGACTGGACCACCTGCTACTACTACGAGAGCCTGCTCAACGTCTTTCCGACCAATGCGGCGGGCGAGCAGCAGGCGGCCGCCGGCCCGGGCCGGATGGGTCGCATCGTCATCCTCAAGGGCTTGCTCAACGAGGTCGATCAGCCCGAGGTTCGCGGCCTGAAGCCGTCCGGCGCGACCCGCTTCAACTGGTCGAGCATTGTCCACTATCACGATTCCGTCGACGGTCGCGTGATCCACAAGTTCGACATCGCCACCAACACGCTGATCATCAACGGCGTCAACTACACCGCCGAGCACAACCGGCTGATCGCGGCATAACCCGGCGCGTATGCTCCGGCGAGCGGCGCGGTCGTCGGGGACAGCGGACAATGCGGGGGAGAGGCGCTGCGCCGGTGCCTCTCCCGAACTGTTTCAGGGTCAAGTAATCGCAAAGGTGACGTTATGTCGACTAAGACCGCCCGCCGGACCGTGCAGGTCGAGACCCCGCAAGGCAAGGATGACCAGGCTGACGTCAAGGTGGAGGAAATCCCGCTCCCGCCGGAGGAACTCTGGAAGGAGCTCGACAACTCCACCGGCGCAGGCACGGCCGCGCCCGCCATCGCCAGCGAGAAGCGCCCGCCCTTGCCGGCCGAGCGCCTGAAGTTCATGCGCGATGCGCAGGTGGCGATCGCGCTGGAGTACCCCTTCGAACGCGACGGCGTCCTGGTCGAGACGATCACCCTGCGCAGGCTCACCGTCATCGAGGTCGGGGAGGTTTTCGACGCGCTGGCGGATAATTTCGATTTCTACGACATCTATGCCGCCATGGCCGACCAGCCGGCCGCGGTGCTGCGGGGCCTGATCGACGTTGACGGCGAAAAGGTCGCCGAGGTCGGCTACTCTTTTTTGCCCCGCAGGTTCCGGGTCGGAACGGGGTCCGCGAGCGAGTCCTGATTGATCCTTTCGACTGGCGGATGGTGATCATGCGCATTGCCCGGTTCACAGGAACATCCCTCGCCGACATCGAGGGCATGGCGTGGGACCGGGCGCTCGCCTGGTTGCCGGAAGTCATTGAGACCGTGCAGGAGCTCCGGCGGCGATGAACGATCTCAATGTCGCGCTGAGGCTCAGCCTCGTCAACCAGATGAAGGCCGGCGCCGAGGATGCAAGGCGCGACCTTCAGAAAATCAAGGCTGAAGCCGACAAGCTGGGCAAGGCGAACGCCGCGCTTTCGCCTGCCTCGCTCCGCGCTGCCCAGCAAACGCGTCAGATCGAGACGCAAAAGGCGCTCGCCGTTGAGCGCACCACTGCCGCCTATCGCCGCCAGCGCAGCGAGATGCTTGCCGGCGACCTTGCCGCCAGGCGCGTCGACCGCGCCCGCGACGTCCGTGCCGCGAGGGAGGTTGCGCGCATGCGTCGGGAGACGCGAAGCGCCCAGACCGCAATGGCCGCCGCCGGCATGGCCGGCCGCGGCATCGAATGGATGCCCGATGCCCGCGCTCTACGCTCCAGCGAGGCGGCCCGGCGGGCGCGGCTCGACGCCATGACAACGACCATGGCAGCGCAGCGTGCGGCCGAGGCGCGCGCGCTGCGCGACGTGCATCTCGGCCGGGCTGCGGCGCCGGCGCGAGCGCCCGGCGCCGTACCACCTGTTCCGGCGACGGCCGGCGGCGCGGCGGCTGCCGGCGCGGCAGGCGCAGCAGGTGGCGTCGCCGCCAGCGGCAAGGCCGCGGGCCTGACCTATGCGAGGTCCTTTGTAGGCGGTCTCGGCATAGGTATCGGCGCGGCGGCGGTCGGACAGTTCGTCAAGGAATCGATCCTCGGCGCGGCGACGGACGAGTTCGAGCGCGACCAGCTGCGGGTGCTGGGAAACATCTCCGAAAAGCAGATGGAGGCGTTCCGCAAGGACCTTGATCGCACGGCGCGGCTGCGCGGCATTGGCTCGCAGGGCGCGCTCGGCACTTTCGGCGGGCTAATGGCGGGAGGGTTGAGCGCGAAGGAATCGGCCGCGTTTGTGGATCCGGTAGCCATCTTTTCGAAGGCCACCGGAGCATCCCTGCCCGACGCTACGCGTTCAACCGTGGCGCTTCGCAACAATATGGGCCTTACGACCGCCGAGGAGATCATGGCCGCTTATGACGCCATCGCGGTCGGCGGCAAGGCGGGCGAGTTCGAAGTGGCCGACATGGCGAGCCACATGCCGTCGCTTCTGGCCAAGATGCAGAAGCTCGGCGAGGGTGGCGTCTCCGGCGTCCGCAACATGGTGGCTATGGCGCAGGCGATCCGGCAGACGGTCGGCACCTCGGCCGAGGCGGCGACGAACTTCGAGAACATGCTCGACAAGTTCACCGCGAACGACTTTGTCCAGAACGCCAGGAAGTTCGGCATCAACGTCGAAAAGACGATGAAGGACGCGGAAAAGAATGGCCTGTCGCCGGTGTTCGCCATGCTGCAGGCGATCGAGCGGAAGACCGGCGGCGACCCGTTCAAGATCGCCAAGCTCATGCCAGACCGGCAAGCATCGGCCGCCGTGCTTGCCGTACTCGGCCGCATGGACCTCGTCATGCAGATCCTGAGCGAGTCGTCGGAGGCGGCCGGCTCCACCATGCATGACTATGAGACGGCGACGGACAACGCGTGGGAATCGTGGAACCGATTTTCCTCGACCATCATCGAGAAGTCGAAGGCCGTCGCGGAGAGCGCGCTGCCGGCGATCACGGCAGCCATGGACAGCGTCACGGACGCGATGTCGGATGGAAAGGTTGGGGCTAGCGGCCTACTTGCCGAGCTGCAGCGCCTCAACTCCGGCGCGACGCTAAACTTTGATGCAGATGAGTACCTGAAAGGGCTGAAGGGAGAGTACGAGGGGGACACGCTCCTCTCGCGTTTTTTTGGCGCGAGCCGCGGTCAGAAAGACATACTAACCCCTGTGCTGAACTGGCTTAATGGACGAGCCAAACACCTCAACAAGGGGCTCTTCGGCGAGAGCGAGCGCGAGCGCTGGGACCGCTATATGAGCCTGCGCGGCAAGCCTGCGCCGGCGCCGACGCGGATGACGCAAGGTCCGCGCGCGGCCGAGGACGCCTCGATGGAGGAGTACCGGGGCCTGCTCAACAGCGGCCATCTCGAGGCGATCCTCGACG